TTCATTTCGATATATCGGATAGATGAAACTGTGTATTGAAGCTCGATAAGTTTTTCTTCGATCTTCTCACTCAAATCCAGGAACCGTTCTTCAGATATTTCTTTGTTGTAGCTCGTCGGGATCTTATCGTATCGGATCCCTTTTACACCCGTCATTTCATAGTGGATGTTTTCGATTTCTTTTTCGATCTTGTCCTTGTTTTTCAGGTGCTTATAGTAGTTTTCCAGCTCATTTTTAAACATCTTATAGTCCATCAACCGCCTCCAGAAGATAATAGGTCTTCGGTTTACGCATTTTTTTTGAATCACCACTGTCTTTCGCCTCTATTTTCCTAGCCTTGATCCCGTGCATCTCCAATATTCTGATGTTTCTTTCAACATCGGGAAGCGCCACGGTCCTTTCGTTGTGCTTAAGATGAAAGATCTGATTATCAATGATTTCTTTTTCCCGTTCAGTTTCCTCGTTATCTTCAAGAACGACCTCAACGTCATACTTCCCGCATATCTTTCTTTTCAGGTTGGCATAATCGTTGAGATTTGTTGTTTTGGACCTATGGATCTTTGCACAGACATAATTCCTTGTGCCTTCGCAGATCACTTTTCCATCTTCCAGAATCCGATATTTAAACATGATCGATAAATTCCTTTATCTTTTTGACATAATCGATATCAAGCCACCAGTCAACGGCAACCCTTAACACCCATAACGCCCCAGCAAGGACCGCCATGCTGATTACCGCCAGAATCATGATCCAAAGGATTCTAATGATTATCATCTTTCTCACACTCCCTTCGCCATTTTGCGATTAAATCAATATAGACCTTCAGCGAATCGTAATTGATTTTTCTTTCGTACAGCATTTCGTAAAGTTCTTTCCGCATCCAGTCGATTCTAATGTAGTCTTCCTGGATCATTCAAAGATCTCCTTTTCAAAATCTGGAATTACCTTGTTTTCAAAGGCATCAAGGTAACGGTGAATATCAGTTTTTGTTTGCTGGTATTCACCGCCGTCAACGACCTTAAGATTCTTTTGCGATTCGTTGATCCTTGCCTTGATATCAAGATAATGAAGCTTCATGTATTCTTCATTTTCCCAGTACCGATCGATCGGCTTCTGTTTTTTCTTAAATATCATTCTCTTATCCCCATAACTATCAGCATCAATGCGACACCGATTAAAACTCCTAATATAAACCCTTCAATGCCTGTCATTTTCCTAACAGTTCACATATCTTCTTTTTAGTGAACTCGCAACCGTCAACGATGTCTTGCATATACTCTCGCAACATTGGATCTGTTGTTCCTAATAGACCTTTGTGTTGCTTTTGGATTTCTCTTTCAAGACAAGCAAGGCCTGAATATAGCAAGTATCTTTCTTTATCGGTCATTCTGTTTCTCCAACGATGTACTCAAGGCATTCGTTATAGCCTTTCATCCATGCAGTATCAACCATACCTATGAGCCCTGATGAATAGTTTTCCAGTTCTGCTTTTCTTGGCAATGGTTTAAGATGATGATTTCCGCCTTTCCTTATCGTTTTGTATTCGCCTTTTGTATGGACACAGTAGTCTATCAGCAAGTTATTAGCATCCAATTCACTTGGGATATCCAATACAAGTACTGCTTTCATTCTGTTTCTCCTGTTATCTCTTTGAGACAAGCGTTCCATCCTTCGTTCCATATCTCGTGAACAACAAGACAATCTTTGTTTATTCTTTTTTGTGGCAAAGGTCTTAATCGAGCATCCATGCCCATAGTCCCAACGATGTAGGAATATCCACCGCCTTGAACACTGATATAATTTACTTTTCTGCCAATGTCTCTTTCTTCGACATCAATCACTAATATTGCTTTCATTTCTCCATCTCCTTCAAGCAAGCATCCCATCCATCACCGAAGCCAACATCATAGTCATCGTTTGGATATCCCATGTCTTTCGGTTCGGGCAATGGTTTTAGAGGACACCATGATGGTCTTTCTTCCCAATCAACCGCATTGCATATCGACTCTCCAATCCCTTGTAGAAACATTAGCTTGCATTCCGCACAATTCTTTGGTGTATCAATCACCAATATCGACTTTTGCTTTCTGCCTGAATTGTTTTCTGTTTCTTCGTTTCCACCAATGCCATGCTTTTCTGTGGTTCTTGACCCAACAAGCATATTTTCTGTCGAATCTGTCTTCATACGTTACCTTCTTGTGAATGTTTCCTTTCATCGGTTTTCTCTAATTCCTCGCAACAGAGGTTTACAATCTCACTGATCTCTTCATACTCTTCAATGTGTTTCTTGATGTTAGAGGGCGTTTTTATGCCCATGTGTAAACAATAGAGTGCGACAAGATCCCTTTGATTAGTAGTCATATATTTTCTCTCCATGCGTCGAATTTCCTATCGTCATCATCTTCAGGAAATTCATCAGCAACAACCGATTCAACTTCAAAGTCTTCTGCTTTGATGGATTCCGTTGCCTTGTCTTCTGCATCAAAGATATCGTCTGCATTGACATAGATATACGACGTGATCTTTACTTTGTATCGCATAATTCACCTCAATAGAACGGAAGATCGTCTGGGCTTAAATCAACATCCTGACTTCCGCCAAATTTATCCGCATATGCTGTTTCCTGAATAGATTCGGCAAACCCCTGATCCTGTCTAACTATTTCTGTAAGCTCGCTGGATGTAGGCTGGATGATCTGATATTTGAATACCGTCAGACCGATCTTCCCCTGATATGCTTCATACTTCTGTTCTTCGATATCAATGTCGATAAAGGTGAACGGATTGCCTCCAGCTGGTCTGTATGTCGGCTCTGAACATACCGCAAAGTGTACGTTCATATATGCCTTATCTTCTTTGTTCTTATAGTTAGAGGCGGAAATGTACCAGCCTCTGCCCTGATTGAATATTCTCTGTTTCATGCTCTCCCTTTCATAAGCTCTAACAGCTCACTTTCAAGTTCTTCAGATACGTTTTCGTTTCTGGACGGATCATAGATCGGAAGGGAATTATATATATTCTTTCCTTCTTTTCTTTCTTTATTTATTAGATAGTGGTTATTTGTTGGTTGTTTGTTGGTTATCCGTTGGTTATTCTGCTGGTTACAGCCGTCACCATCATCCTGATAAAAGCCGTATTTTACTATGGTTATCAGCGTATATCTGTTGGTTGATTTGATGGTTATTTCGTTCGTCTCTTGCAAACGTTCCAGACAGGTCCTGACTTGCTGTTCGCTCATCCGCAAGGCTTCCGCCAGTTTCTTTCTTCCAGTGATGAGCTGGCCCCTTTTGATCTCGATTCCCATGTAGTGGGAGTCTTTATAGTTCGCTTTTGCCAGAAGATAGATCCAAAGCTTTAAAGTGTTCCCATCGGTAAACCATTCCCACTCCGTTATTGCACGGTACGTTTTAAACCATCCATCCATGTTTACCACCAATCCTTATAATTGTGACCGCCTGGCAAGCCCAGACCCATCTGCTCGTTTTTCCCGATATAAGGCTTGTTCCTGTCTAAAGCGTTCTCTTTGAACTGTGATTCCATATCAGACTTAAGCTGTCTTTCTGTATCGTCTGTCAGTTCGTTCGGATATAAGGCTTTTAAGGCTCTGATCCATCTTTCGACCGTTCCGTATTGCTCTTCGCAGTTTTCCAGTGACGGTAAATTGATTCCATAGACCCTTCTGTACCATTCCCTGACCGCTTCGTAATTGTTTTCACGACATTTCTTATTGTTTTTAAGAATGTCGTACATCACTTTTTCTTTATCCGTTGCTTCTCTCATTTTTGTGCGACTCCCATCCAAATAGATCATTAGGCGTTATCTTTAAAATTTCACACCATTTAATAACCGCCCCGATGCTTGGCAAAGCGTTAGATTTTTCGGAAAGAATCATGGTGATATTTTGTCTTCCACGCCCCATATATCTTGCTATTTCTGCCTTTGTTAGACCATTTTCTTCTTTTTCCAATTTGTAATAGTTGATTAATCTGTTTTTTATAATTGCTCTATCATCTTCATACATCACTGCACGTTACCCCACTCCCTAGAGATCTGACTTTCGATCAGCCTCATCTGTAGCTTTTTAACGTTGATCGCTTCTTCATTCGCATCATAGACCGCTTTCGCACAATCCCTTTGGAACCTCAAAGTCGAGATTGAAGGAAGACCGTAAAGGACTTTATCAATCAGCGTTACAGCCATTCCTTCATCCCTCAAACGAAGCGCTTCTTTAGAGACAGCTTCCTTGTAATTCTTTTCCGCTTCAGCTAACGCAATTCCGTTTGTTCTGTACGTTCTTAACGCCTGATCCAGCTGACTGTTCATTACCTGAAGTTTGTCGATTAAATCGTTCATATCATGCTTTAATAACGATTACGGTGCAGTTCTTTTTCCATGTAACCAATCCCAAATTGTTTTTCCTTATTAGATGATCGAATGCACTTCTGCACCGCTTAACCTCGCCTTCATCTGCACAATTTACCTTGAGCGTCTGATTGTCACTTTTGACAAACTCCATAAGGATGTTTTTCCACTTACCGCTTTTGTCTCTTTTAGGCTTCTCTGCCTTTTCCTTGAACATTTCAACCCCGATCATTGTTGTCCCTTTCTAAATAGTTTTTCCCATAGCGCTTCATGAACGCTTCTCTATTGCCATATTTGGATTCCCACTTCTCTTGTGCCAGTTCTTGCAAAGCTTTCTTTTCCCATATATCCTGATGATGGACGGCCTGATGATCTCGATTGCAAAGGTAGACCCATAGACCGTCCTCTTCGGCTTTTTTACGGTTTGCTGTGCCGAATAAGCAATGGTGCTTTTCTAGCCCGTTTACAGCCCCGCAGACGTAACATTTTTTAGCGTTGGATATTATTGACCGCCCCATTGTTTAAACCTTCCCAGCGCTCGTTTTTGGCCTCTTCTTTGATTTCTTCTGGAAGATCTTCACCAGCATAGATATATAAGCCCAATCCAAACATTCCGATATTCTTGGTAAGACAGCGCATGATCGTTTTGTTGATGTCAAACATAGACGCTGGCTCGACTTGTTTTTCGACTGTCTCCACTTTTCCTGACTGCCAGTTTTTCTGACGGACCTGGTATTTATACGGATGGTCCTTCATGGCCTTGTTGGCTCCGTCCATAACTGGCAACCACATGTCTTTTGTATCGTCTCCCACCGTGATGGAAGTGAACACCATATACCCAAGCTTGCCGTCATAGAGATATGGCTTGCCGTCAAACTTCTTGATTTCGTAATGAGCATCAGGACAGACCTTTACAAATTCAGCCCAGGCCCACGCCCATGATAAGTAAGTCAAACCGTTTTTCTTTTCGGTTTTGTTGTTCACATTGATCTGATATAAGCTCTCGAATATTTCCTTTTTCATCTTTTTTTACTCCTTGTATTTAAGCTGTAATGATGAATCAACCCATGTTGATTTCTTGAAGTTTTCAGGATCTCCACCATGCTGATAGATGAATGCCTCAAGCTTTTTTGAATCCCAGCTTGTTTTGTTGTAGCCATTCTTCTGGATCACGTCGATGTACTGATTCTTGATCGACTTCAGGCCAAACTTTTCAAACAGTTCCTTAAGCTTCTCCCTGAACGGTGCATCCACCATTTCGTACTGCTCTTTCGCCGTCAGATAGGCTTCTTTCTTTTCCAGCCATTCGCCAAACACCGCCAGCTCGTTCAATTCCCTTAAAGCAAGCTGGTATTTGATAGAGTTTTCTTCAACCTCAATCACTTCACCCGTTAAATCGTTTACCTTTTCCATCTTTTTCCCCTTTCAAAACGGATAACCGTACCAGAACACATATAAGAAGCACCCAAATACAACCAAGTGCATCAGGATAAATAACAGTAAATCTTTTTTCATGTTTTCCCTTTCCTTCCAGCCTTCAAAGGTGCCTACCACCCATGAAAAGAATAAGTATTAATAATAGGAGTCTATTTTGCGTGCGTATGCCATCGGATTCTATTGGATTTTGAGGAAATGGTGATAGGCACGTCTGAAGACTGGACAGTTAAGTTTTTCTTAACTTTTTGTGTAAAAAAATTATTGAAAGTCAATGGCATCCATTGGAATGTCGGCCATCTTCGATATCAAGGCCAGTTCTTTAGCCTTCCAGTCTGTTTTCTTCTTGATTCTTGATAGATATGTGACTTCAGACATGCCCAGCGCCTTCGCCAGCTCGCCCTGTGTCATTTCCATCTGTTTTCTTACCGCTTCGACTTTGATCTTCATCGTCTCACCTCCTTTCGTTTTTTCCTTTATTCTAATCGTCTGGCCATTCATAGCACTTGCATTGGCCAGTTTCATCCAGCAATGAATCAAGATATCCCTTTAACGCATGCAGTTCTGTCAGCGTAGTGAAACGGTCTTGCTGGACCGTTTTGTTGTATGCCCGATCCAGCATTCGTCTCATTTCCTTAATGGACCTTTGAACCATCGTCCTTGTATAAAGATCATCATAGGCACTCATTTCCTTTTCCATGCTTTTACTCCATGAACGCATATCCAGCGTTTTCTTCGCTCATTCCATTAGCAAGGCATGTTGCATATCTCATCATGTTTCTCTCTTCGCTAATAGCCTTGATTCTTCCGTATTGTCTTCCTGTAACCTTGTAACCCTGATAAGCCAATAGATCCTGAATTTCCAGCTGGAACGAGATAAGTTCTTTCTCGCCCATCTTCTTGCCCATCAGCCAAACGTATTGAATATTGCCTTCTTCAATATCATCCAGCAAGCAATAGATCTTTGTATTCATGCTGTCGAGATTGAACCACCAGTTCGACTTAACGTAATACTTTCTTTCTTCTTTCATGTTTCCCTCTTTCCATGCTCTGTTTTTTTGATACGGGCTTGCAACCGTCACTGGCAACATTATGGAAGGGCGTTAGCCCTTATACGATTTCAGCGTGAACCACCAGTCTTCCTGGATCGGCATTGGATGTGTTGAGTTTCAGCACTTTTGCGTTAATGCAAGCGCTGTTCATGTTGTTCAAACAATCTTCAGCAGTTTCCATTCCATCTTTCCATGAAGACGCATAGAAGATACCGTAGGCGTATAACACACAATCAACCTTTTGATCTTTTCCGATCAGCTTAAGCTGTTCTTTAACTTTCATGTTTTCCCCTTCCTTATAAAATCTCATGGCTTGTCTGAATATTTGTGATCTCTGGCTTAAAACCAGTCAATTCATTGCAGAATACGGAAACAAGATGATCTGTGTATTCTATCTGTTTGTTCCCGTAAGCCAGCATGGTATCAACGCCGACCAGAACATAGCTATAACCGTTTTCCTTGTTCCCGATCCTTTCCAACGGATAGACCCTTGTGATCTCGTCGTTCATCATTGAATCAATCTTTTCGATAACTGCGCTCATAGCCTGTGCCATTGTCATATTTTTCATGTTTTTTCCTCCTTGTTAAGATTTTCTTAACTTACAAGATCATACTACCACCAAAACCAACACATTTCAATAGTTTTTGTTAAGATTTCTTTAATTTTTGCTAAAATAAAGATAGGAGGAAATGCACATGAACGATAAACTTGACTTATTAATAGGTAAGCAATTGAAAGATCGAAGGATAGAATTAGGTTATTCAATGCAAGACGTCGGAAACTACATGGGGAAAACAAAAGTTACGATCCTGAATTATGAAGAAGGAAACAGTTCATTGAGTATCAGCGCCTTAATTAAGATCTGCGGTTTTCTGCGGATGGATTATATAGAGGTTATAGAAAAAGCAAAGAAAGAGTATTATGCCCAAGTTCAGGAATGAGAAGTATATAGAACAGCGCCAAGGCAAGAACGGATGGTCCTTCAGAGTCCATTACAATAAGCATTCAAAGACGTTTTCAGAGAAGGAATACGGAGATCCCCGTGTCGCATATAAAAAAGCGGTCAGTTACCGCAATGATTTATTAAACAGTGATACCGAGATCTTTGTTCCCTATCTCAAAACGATATACGATGTTCTGGAAGAGAGTTTCGACTTGCTGGCGGTCAGACAGAAGACCAGAAAGAACCAGCTGTCCTTATTCAATTCTTATATAAAGGATAGGATTCAGGTCAGACAGTTTAGTCAGGCGTTTGTTTACGCCAAGTTAAACGCAATGATCGAGAAGTGTTCTGATGATACCATATCCCGTGTTTATAACATATTCAAACGGATAGACAAGACGTGTTTGATCAATAAATACTATGAGAACAGCGTGATGTTTTCCGTTGTATGCCCAAAAAGCCACCTGAATGTAACCAACAAGGAAAAGGAACCAGTTACAAAGGACCAGCTGGAACAGATCAAACAGGCATGCTCCCGATTAAGGTATGAACACGATCAGAAACAATTCCCGCTGATTCTCGACTTCATCTACATGACTGGATGCAGACCTTGCGAAGTCTGGCCGTTGACCTGGAATGATGTAACTGACCATATTTCCATCAACAAAGAGCTTGGAAGCTCTAATCTTGAATCAGACGTAATCAGACAGCCAAAAACGCCACTTTCCAATAGAGAACTGCCAATTACTCCAAAAATGAAAACGTTGCTTAAACGGGCTAAAACACTGTCAGATAATGAGTTAGTTTTTCCAGACAGTTTCGGAAAGATGCACACCACCGATCTGGTAGGCCAGAAGCTGTCAAATATCGCAAAGAAGATCGGAATCGATTTTCATCTGTACGATATAAGACATCGTTTCGCAACGGATCTGACGCTGGCAAACGTTGATGACCGCACCAAGATGGAACTGATGGGCCACAAGAACGTTCAGATGACTTTGAGCTACGCCAGGTCCAACGACAACGCCAAAAAAGACGCTTTAAAAGGCCGTTGACTCCCCAAATTTTCCCCAAAATTGCAAATAAGCCTTATTTTATCGGCACATACATCCCCGACTCTGGGGACCATGTGTTAATCAGAGAAACGCCTAGAAATGGGCGTTTTTCTTATTTTTGCCTTATTTTAAAGGCTTTTTCGATGGTCTGTTTCATAAGACATCTTTGGTTTTAATTAAGAAAAACCTAACGATTTTTCCCCAATTTTCCCCAAATTTGGAAAAAACTCCCCAAAATTCCCCAAATTTCCAGTACCAGTACCCAACAAAAAAAGGCGGTATAAACCGCCGATGAAAAAGGTCGAGGATGCTCATATCCTCCATATAAATTATAACTTATTCGTTTTCTTCAGGCGTTCAAACTCGTCTTTGATGTATGAGTTACCACCTAATTTCTGATAGTGTTCGTATTGCTCATAGAAGCGGGCCTTCTGAACGCCATCGATGTAGCCGTTGCGGTCGATGGCCCCCAGAGTCTGAACGAGATAGTTCTTCGTTGCGTTCATGTCTATCTCGTCCATCCTTTCGTTCAATGGCTTAAAAGCTGAATTAATTGCGCTTTTTACTGCCTTGACGATCGTAATAACCGCACCGACAAAAGCAATCCCCCAAAGCATTAAGCCCTGGATCTGTCCTAATGTTATCTTGTCCATTTAAAGCCACCTTTCCGTGATATTTTTAATCTTCATCATATCTTCTTTCATATCTTTGTTTTCTTGCGTCACGGCCTTTATTTGGCTTCTCATGGCATTAAAGTATTTCTCTAATTCCTTGAGAACATCCACACCCGTGGCTTCATGGTATTTCGTTGTGATATTTGCGATCCATCTGTCTTTAGATATCTCATACCAGCACTTTAATTCAGGCTCTTTATTCTTGTCTTCTTCGGATGCTTCTTTTATGTCCAGAACGTTGTAGTAGCCGATCGAGACATGCCCGACAATCTCATCGTTCAAAGACGGACCCGTTCTGATTCTTAAAGTATTGTCTAAACATTGAACCTGATTTTTTGTCGGATCTTCATCTACTGGATTGATCGTATTCGGCCTGACAAGAATATGATCTGGCTGACCTCCGACCATATTTATTTCTTTTTCTAAAGACCAGTTGTGATAGAATCTTTCAGGATATTTTTCTGACATGAAGTCACTTAACTGCTTTAAAGAAGTGAATGATCTTGTATCATATCCTCCCTGATAATAAGCAACCCCGTGATCTCCAGTATAAAAAGACCCGTTGATATAAATTTTCCCATCTCTGATGTGCGAAACTTTTGCGACATGGCATTTAGAAACCCACTGAATGATATCCCCTACTTTAATCAAATTAGGATCAAAAGGGATGTACGTCCAGTCATTGATAAGATTGTTGTGCCAGTTCGATGCAGAACTTATATGAGATACAGGATAAGGATCGTTTTCAACCAGACATGAACCTATTACAAAAGTCGTGCAGTTTGCCAGCCCATTTTCAATATCGGCGTTTGGATTGTAGTCCTTATTCCAGAACTGGTCATGGAATCTTCCGCCATAGACTAAATCTTTTATTTCGTATTTCATCCCTGACCGCCTTCATCAACCGAATAATCGTTTATCGAATTAAGATCTATGTCATCATATGAAATATATTTCAATTCCTTCTGCGCTTTGATCTTTTCTGTGACCTCAATTGCAAGATCGACGCACCAAGTCAAAACAATCAAAACAACGGTAAAAGCGCTGACCATCTGATCTGGAAGCTTGACATCAACCAGACTCAAACCGTAAGCAAACAGATTAAGAGTGATAATAGTCATTAAAATGGATAAAGCCACCACCAGCATCTTTTCAATTCCACTAAAGAACTTCCCCCAATCAAATTCCTTTTTGAACATTGCATCAACAGACCCCAAAACAATATTGATGATCCTTAATACAACGGCCACTATAAGAAATACGATCGGTGCTTCCATGTTTGAAAAAATACTTTCAATTATCTTTTCTGTCATTTCTCAAGCTCCTTTATTCTTGCTCGCCATTCAGCTCTTTTTTTGATGATCCCTGAATACTGATTTATGTATTTAAGATTTATCTTTATTACATCTGCAATCCAGGTAAGAGGATTGTTCAATGCAAGGACCTCTTCGCAATACTCCGCAAAGATGTAGTCTGTATCAGCCAGCTTCTTCTTCAGATCTTCGATCTCATCCTTCTTGCTGTCGTCTTCTTCGATCTTTGACTTCTTTTCTTCATCAAATAAAAACTTGCCTTCCGACAAGTAATAGCAATTCAGATAATTGAAGTCAAAGTCATCAGGCAGTTCATAAGGACCGTCTATTGCTGTTTTAACGCTGACGATATAGTTGTCATCATCAAATATTACAAAAGCTCTCATGCAAAGACTCCCTTCGCTTCCTTTATATATATAGATAAAGGAATGTTGTTGATCGAATCAAACGGCTCCGATCTTGAAATTGAAACCAAAATACCGAGCGATTTGATTCTCGTCACTACTGTGTAATCTCCCTGAATAACGTCTTCATTGATCAGAAAACCGCCTTTGATATGTCTGACCTCAAGATCCATCTTTTCAAAATAGATCTCTTTTGCCAGAACATTCTTGTTCAGAGGAATTGTGAAATTGATCGTCTTACAGGAATTTGATAAAAACCCAGTCGTTGAAAAATCTGTCATATCGTATCTCCTGAAACATAGTTCATCGATAGTGTTCCTGAAACATCTGTGATCGTCATATTGCCTGAACCGTCAATAGCAACGTTAAAGACTTTCGTTCCATTGCTTTGTTTCAAATAAAACTCTTCATAGCACCAAAAACCGTCTGACGTTGCCATTCTTCCAACCGAAACGCCTACTGAATCCCCACTTTGATACAAGGATAAAGGCATGATGGATTTAGGAACGACAAGTGATGTGATTGTACTGTGATAAACTTCATCAGCAAAATAGACTTCTAAATTGCCTTGAATATTTACTGGTAATGGGAAAATAAAGTCTAAATATCCGTTTGCAATAGAGCCTGATGTCGCAGTGATCTGCGTTCCGTTCAATTTCACGGTACATGTCTGCAATTTATTCGGATTCGATGCAAGAATTGTAGCAAGATCCCACGTCAGATACAGTCTTCCATATTCACCTTGAGAATCCGCTGTGCCATCTTGCAAACATCGTGCCGTATATGTCGCACTTCCATATGTTGGTAAATGATATCCAGTTACATTGAAATTTGAAACGGCTGGATCTGCGCTTCCTGTATCATTTGATACCTTTAGAGTTACTTTTAACGTGTAATTGCTTGTCGATGGATTTACTTGAAAGTCTTTTGTTACAGACTCACTCGCAACGTCTGTGACGGTTAAAGAATATTCATTTGTAATACCAGCACCTTCAACAACAAGAGTTGCCTTTTTGGCATATGTTACTGTTGCTGTGTATCTTAATGTTGTAATAGATGCAACCGCAATTGACGTTCCGCCTCTGAAGCCACCACTCTGAATTACAAGTGACTTTGACGGAACAGTAGGAAGCGGATCTATATTCGGGAAGTTCAAAACAACATTTGAAATGGAATTAACTGGCGTAATATCGTAGGTAATGCTTGTTCCGCTCCAAGTAGGATCACTTGTGCCTGAAACAGAGATGGACATTGTGTAAGACAATCTTCCGTCTGTTCCGTATGTCAGCTTCTTCGGCCCAAGTGTAGTGGTGCTGTTTGTGTAAACAGACATTCCTTTTGAACTGAATCCTGTCGCATTGATTGTCGCATAACCGCCTGAAACACGCTCTGAACTGCTCATTTCAAACTGGCAATATAAATAAAGATTTACTGCTGTCGGCTCGTTTGCGACTTTTTCATAATAAACCGCAAAATAGAACGATCCGTCGTTTGAGTCAGGTCGTTCATTGCAATGTATATACCCAACATGGTATTTATTTCCCGATCCAGTGTTTACTAAATTTATTGCCATCTTATCTCCTTAAGAACATCAATGTGTTTCCATTGTTTGCTTCATGAAGATGCCATTTTGTTGAAGCATTTGAATCACCGATCATCAATTCACTTGCCGAGAAGCCATCTGATTCCGCCCACGCTGTTTTTGTTCCTTCAACGTATATTTCCATGCCCGAATCAGTAAATTTGACATAAGCTCCTTCTGTTCCTTGAGATATTCTTACGCCATCTGCCATGATGGAAACGGCTGTCTCAAAACTTGTCAGTCTTGTTCCTGTGCTTGTGATATTGTTTTCGGCACTGGCCACTCTTACCTCTAAAGCACTGGCTGTCTGCTGTAAAGATGATGTCTGCTGATTCAGATCTTCTGTAACCTGATTGATTTCCTGTTGAATCAAACCAGTCTGTCTGTCAACAAGAATCCTAATCGAATTGATCTTTTTATCAGTAGAATCAATAAAGCTTGTTTCTTCCTGTTTTTTAGTCTCAACGTTTAACTGATATCCACCGTACCATTCGATATTGAAATCCCAGTCGATCTGTGCGATTGTAGGATATCTGTTTTCGCCAAGATAGAACACCAATTGATCTCCAGCAAAGCTGTCCTGATTGATAGCACATCTTGACGTTTCGATAGAATAAAACTCAAAGCCATTTATCTCTGAATAGATATGTTGAACGATGGACTGAATCGTATAGCTTCCGTTATCTGAAATCAATTGATTATTAGAGTTCAGATAGACGGTGTTATATTCGCTTTCTGACGGATAACTCTGCGACGCTGTTCCTAAATCGATAGAAACTCTGTCGATCTTGTGATATTCGCCTATTGAAACGTCTCCGCAAGTATTGATATCAATTTCAAAAGGATCTGTATTTTCAAATTTAACGAGCTTCAAATTGCCTTGCTCATCAATTTTTGCGTATGATGCGTTTATTTCCGCAATCCATGAAACGATATCCCTTGCTGTTATATCTTCTGAATAGTTTACAACGATATCTCCGCCATAATTTACTGTCGGAGTCGGACAATTCAGCAAGTCTGAACAGATCCCAGCAAAGACATTGCTTACGGTCGGATTTGCAATAACAGAGAAATTGTAGATCTGATTCAGATTCACCATTTTATCGACTAGAACATAATCGTAAAAGTCAATGTTGGTATCATCAACGGAATCCACCTGAAGAGTAAACTTCACAACGTTGTTTACATCTTTGATTAAAACTTCAGACGGATGTTCACTTACAGCGCTTTTCAATACTGTCAAATCGACTTCACGGCATAAAGTAGATCCCAGCTTGAAATTATCAGTAAATAACTTTCCTGACTGATGTAATGAAAGGATGGAGTTATTGTCTAACTCCACCCCGTCAAAATAAATAAAGTAATTGCCTAATGAGATAAAATTGGCAATTAAGTTATATTCGCCCTCTGAAGGACGCTTATATCGGAAATTGCCTTGATATTTACTCATCTTTCACCTCAAAAGTATATTCAGGATCGGTTGATACTATTTCACCGTCTAATACCCAGTTATTAAAAGCATAGTGTTCGTTCGGTAATGCGTTCACTGTTGCTTCTTCGCCCACTAGATACCAACCGTCACCTGATGTTTCACCGCCCTGTTCGGGATTTGGATATGTAGTGACTTCAATCGCACCGCTGGAATAATTCATATCAGCAAGGATCGGTGCAGTCACTGGAACACTGCCATTTTCAGGTAACAACTGTTCTGTACCGCCTTTGTATGATTTGAAGAACGGATATTCGTCTTTTGATTGAGGAGTAGAGAATGAGGTTTCTGTTGGTGTTGCTAATTCATAATAGAGATAGACTCCACTCATTGCTGTTTTAAAATCACTTGCATTTAAAGAAGCCATCGATGAATCATAAACGTAAACATACAACGCACTACCACCAACAACGCTTATTGTATAGCCGTCAATGTTTTGATATGTTTTACCTGGTTCGATCAAAGCATACTTACTACAAGTAGATTTTTTGTTTGTTGTATCGCTTGTCTGTATCTTGGCATTCGTTGGCATTACGGATCTGAATCGATTTTTGCCTGCCGTTGCAGTAGATTGCTCTTGCCATGACAGAGTTCCTAAATCCACCATTCCTATCCTAGTAATAGCCTTACTCTCTGTTAATTCATCATATACACTGCCTGCGCTCTTCATACCATTAGGGAAATATGTTGATACAGGTAACGATAAGGTAGATGAGGTGTAAGGCTCGTATTCTCCGTTTCTGCTTGATGAGATATTAACACAAATGTCATTGTTGTAAGTGTTGCCATAGACTACTGTAGAGGAGTTAGTGGTTAGTTTGAAGTAACTAGCATTCGATGGTGCGACAAATGTTAAGTTGTTTGCATATGTAGCTGAAATGAATTTTTGTTCGACATCATAGAAACAAATAGCAAGATAGAAACGATTCTGCGAACCACCATCCGTCTTACCGCAAGTCAAATAATATGTTTTACCACCGATAAGCGGACAGAAGTTTTTAGAGCGGATTTGATTAGAACCTCCTACTGGAACACCGTTCCTTATATCCACGCCACCAACTTCCCACTCTTCATCCCATTGATTAAACCCTACTGTCTTTATCCCATTCCCATTAAATGATAAGAGAGAACCTTGATTGTAGGAATAATAAGAAAGAGGAAAGAGTGAGGTGAACTCTTCTATTGTTGAAGGTTCGTTGCCTGAACCGAACATTTGAGTAAGGTCGAAAATTTGCGGATGGAAAGTTACATTAACTGTTACACCGCTTAATATTTGTAAAGCAGTACCATTGCCTGTTGTTGTTGAGGTTGCTGTGACGATTATATTGTTTCGTGGGACATCTATACGTACTCCATCAAAAATACAATAAAAACTATTAGCACCGTTTGGAACGCAATCTTTCATTAAGTATTTATGACCGACAATCGGCTTAATATCTCCGTTATATCCATAGAAATATGTATTTGCCGTTGCCGTTCCACTTAATGTCCACGAACCATCATTATTGTTAGTTAATGTGACTCCATTTTTTGTCTGTGATGTTGGAATGTTGGTGTTTTGGTATAGTTGATTCCACACTAACGTATTCCCATACAGCGCTTTGAACTTTCCATACCCGTCCTGTTCTGCTGGTGATTCCCTATAAGTGAATTCCTGATCTGTTAAAACTTGCACGTCTAACCTCCTTGGAATGGTGCTTCTTTGGATTGAATGATATTGAAATTCATCGAATAGCCAACCATTCCTTCTAATAATTCAGTTTCAATTTCGGATGTATAGCCATCAAAAACGATATACCCACTCGCAAAAGCTGGTGAAAGACATCTGAATGTCGTGTTTTCCTGATTCACTGCTACTGCGATTCTGTTCACGGTTTGAGCGTCAATACAGCTCCATGAAACTGATATCTTCGCCCATCGTCTTCTAATTACATTCCTTATTAGGTTTCCATTTGTTACAGAACGGTAAGAATCATTGTCCAAGTCTGTAAATTTGATCTTGTATGTAGACGGAGACGGCATTAGCTCGCCATTGACATACCATATTAAGCTCATACTAAACCGCCTCCCATAATTCTCTGCTTGCTTCTCTGATAATTCAAAGACGCTTCGCCTATTTCTCTTTGTGAGATGTAAGCTCTAAATTCTTTCGATCCGACAACATCGATCAATTCTCTTAATAATTCGTTTGTTTCTTCGGAATTGTTGTACTGATCCTCATTGAATGCTTTTGGAACGACCGCTTCACCCTGATGCAATTGTGCCAGCATATCGTTTGGAACGTAGTTTGTACCGCTTGCCAGTCTAGGAATGCTGTACTGCGGAACGTGCGGAATATTTATTCCAAATCTCTTACCGCCGACAAACGGCACCCATGATGGAACATCGTAATGCACGGTATTCAGCATATCAATTACTCTGTTGATGCCATTGGAAACTGCGCTTATCAGACCGTTTGCAATATCAATACCGACATTCAGCAAACCTTTAAGTATAAGTTTGATGCCATCGACTGCTGTCTGAATGCCTCCCTTCAGATCCCCTCTGAACATCTGAATGATACCGTCAACGATCTTCTTTACACCGTTGAATAAATCATCCAAAAACCTTTTTGCTGTATCTATGCCACTCTTCAGAAGTTCCCAAAACCTTTGAATCGATGATGCCCATTGTGCGCCGATGTCTCCAAACCAGTAAATGAGCCAATCATAGAACGCATTTAAACGCTCATCAACCCATTCAACCGCTGTATCGATCCATCCGCTTATCTGGGGCCAGAACGATGCCAGCATGCCTAAAATTGCCGTTATAGCACCAGCTATGATCAAAGGAACGTTCATTGTTGCAATTCCTATGCCAGCAATGGCCAAACCAATACCGACAAAAATCATGCCAAAGTTAAACCAGGACGGATCTGAAAGATAATTGTATAAAGCATTGAGCGCCGTGATGATGCCAAAAATGGCCAGCCCGATGCCCATTTTCTTTATAGCTTCTATCGGATCTAACGTTTCCATCATTACATCTCTGATTAATTTGATCGCAAAACGGATCAGGCCAAATCCCGCAATAATTGTAGGTAACCACTTCATCAGATTCTGAAGGAAAGTAATAACTTCAGGCTTTACATCAACATCCGCAAACGGATTGCCAGCGCCTCCGCCTCCGCCAGATTGAGAATTAAGGTTATTGATTTCATCGAATCCAGCCAATTGTTTGGATGCCTGACCTGTTTTCTTTCCGAATTTCGACATATTGATGCCCGCAAAGCCCAATGCTTTTACCAGTGCGTCAGCATATGCCACGACCTTCACAAAAAGATTCACGATCCATTCCAGCGCTGGTGCGAATAATGAACCAAGCGCATACCAGCAAGCATTCAGTTTGTTCTGAAGCTCTTCATTCTGCGCTAGATAGGAAGACATTGCCTTTCTGATGCTTGTGTAAAGACTCCGTACACCTATTAATCCAGCAACAACACGTCCGACGTTTCTTCTGACATCTTTAAAGCCATTGTTGACGGAAATAACGGTCTTTGAAAACATGGACATTCCGCCTCCGTTGTCTTTTGTGAGGCTCTTGATCCTGTTTTTGACCTTTTCGATCTCAAACGCCAGTTTTAACAGCTCTTCCTGTTGTCCAGCCCACGGTTTTGCCGTTGAAAGGATCTCATATTCCTGTTCCAACGTGTCCAATTTATCCAGCAACAAGGCAATTTCCGCCATATGTTCCTGTGCGCCCGATGTATCAAAGTTGAAGGATCCCGTTCCAGAGCTTGTCGCCTTCGATGTAGCTTCACTCATCGTCTGGCTGATCGTGTCCTTCATTTTTCCCAGCTGTGCCATCGTCTGTTCAATGGACGACTGATCCAAGACTGTTTTTAATCGTATCGCAAACTCTTCATTCATAATTCAAATCTCCCAGCCTCTGCATCTGCCTTTTCAATAGATTTGGTGGCATCTGTATGGTCTTCTTCTTCCGATACAGTTCAGGTGAGGCTTTTTCAGGCGTTTTCGGATAGTGTTTGCCCATCACTGCCCATGCGATCAGGTATGATTCTTTCCACATCCGATACCCCAAGCCTTTACGGCGTGCCTCTAACGTATCTATCAATTCGCTTACGGTCATGTCGTATAACTGCTCGTAAGTGAAGTCAAATTCAAGTAATAAGGTATAAAGTTTCTCGATTGTTTCCTTTAGGCTTGCGTTGCCTTCAGATCTTCTTTCTTCTCTTCCACTCTCTGAAGGTCGCTTTGTGTTAAAAGCCCTGAAACAACACATGTCGGAAGGATGATATCCTCAATCATTTTCTGTAAGGACCAGCCTTCGTCCACTAATTCGTCAAAGAAGTTCTGCGCATCGTCCTGTGAAAAGGCCTTTTCGCCTCCGCCTTTGCGCATGTATCTTAAAAGATTGACGATCGTTTTGATGGAATAATCCTGGACATAATCCAGCAATTTGATTTTGTACGCCTCTTCGATCTTGATTGAATCCTGTGAAGTAAGGCGCATATTGATTTCTTTTCCGTTTAATTCAAAAGTAAATGTCTTCATGTTTCTCCTTTCAAAAAGGGGAAGCCTTTCGGCTCCCCTTATACAGACGCTGGAACCGTAATTGTAGGTTCTCCTTCAGGGATCAGATGCAACGTGAATGATTCGATCTCGTTTACACCGACCGCATTAAAGGAATAAGACGGTTTTGATTTCAGCTGAACAGTGATGCCAGAGGCATAAGTGATCTTCCAACCATATAACGTGTCTGCATTCAAACCAGCAATTACGTTGATGTTGGACGATGCGGACGGCGTTTCAAGGTTGAACGGGAAGTCTAAAGTTCCTAAATCCTGTAAACCCTTGACATAGGTACGGTAAACCAGATTATCCAGTGTCGTTGATTCGACTGTATCAGGCGCTCCGCCGATCTCTGGGATCTCGGTACAGCCTAACAAATCGGTCCACGATGATGGAAACGCTCCGCCTGTACCTAATGCGCCATAGGACAGTTTTGAACCCGCTGAAATTTTGTAAGTTCCTAAAGTTTCAGGCATATTTCCTCCTATACTATTTCTTTGTTTGCTTCGTTATAACGGCCGTTTGCCTTCACAAGGATCTTGCGGATCCCGTCCTGAAATGAAACGTCGTTATAGGAATATTTGAAGTTCATCTGTTTTAAAGCGCCTTTCAGTTCCTCCAGCGCTTCATCCATGATCTTAAGTGTGTTTTCTTCAGTATTTTCCTTCCTGACAAGTCTGCCAGTCAGGTCAATCTGCATTGTGTATCTGTTGTTGATATCCGACCCTCTGAAAGTCTGCTGTAACTCATAGCCAAAGTAGGTTTTCCCCTCTTCAACCATGCCGTCAGGGATCGGTGCGCCACAATCAATATCTTCGATTTCATTGAGATAAGACTGGATCAGTTCCCTTAAATCGGTGAAGTTCATTTCTGCCATGCTTCCTCCACTGCTTCTTTAACGTTTAGCCTGAAAATGTCCTGTGTCTGAACAAATGCTGGATATAAGTGCGGTCTTGCGACGATTCCCCAGCTTCCGATCTGAAGATTCTGTAGCCAGGTATGATAATCCCACGGGGCAATAGTGGTATAGTCATAGCCATGTTCATAACTGTTGCTGGCTTCGCCCAAAGGACCCGTACCCCATTCAAGGAACGCCCCCACATGGACATCTGCCCATTTGGAGTCTCCGCCGACTAACAAATCGGAAAATACGGACGATTTGATCTCGTTTTTCTCCATTTTTGTCTCCGATGCCTCTATGGAATTGGCATATGCGACAAACTGGCCCGTATTTCTAGCTTCGGACGGGATCTCAATCCTGTCCTTGGCTTCCTCCAACATGTATTCGGTGGCGTGTTTCTGTGCCTCAATCAGGTTACTTGTCAGGTCCTTTACAAACCTCTTAAACTCTTTATCCAGTTCTTTGATTTCTTTCATAACAGAACAATATCGATCCAATGCTCTTTCACGGCCACTATCTTGAATCTGAAGCCGTTTAAAACCACGCTGTAAAGGGAAATGTTGTCAGATGTATTGTTTACCTTCTGACGCAAAAACGCTTCCAGCTGATGCCTTGGTGAGCTTATGCGATACATGCGATTTACATCCGCTCCGTAAATGGATGCGCTGATTTCATCCGTCAGCTCCTGTTTCTGGATCAGATAATCACTTATCTTCGCATAAGAAGCAACAACTGCTCCGTTTTCCATCTTCGTCTTTGTAGCTTTATCGATCTCAACTTCAATCAGATACCGTAACTGTTTCACATCAATATCCTTTTGTTGGAACGGATGATGTCGTGCGTCATCGTTTCAATGGCGTTCTCATAAGTGGAACTTAAGCCTGAAACGGATTGAGACTTCACATCCTCCGCTCCCCTTAACAGATACATTGATTTCACACACTTTCTGATGTTTGAACCTAAAATATCCAATTGTGCTTCCAGCGCTGTATCTTTGAACTGCCAGCGGTTGGAAGCAATGAGAGCGTCATTGACGACTTCGTCTAATAACGCTCCCAGTAAATTGCTATCACTTTCCTGATAGTTTGCGCCTAAATCGGTGATGATTGAGCTTAATAGATTAGCTTTCGTCATAGACGCTCCTTGTCACATCCTAAACGGATGCGATTTTCTTAACAACGATCTGTGCTGGTGATGTGACCTTTAAACCGCTGTTGATCTCGACCTGTGCCTTTGAGCCAGCGAACATTTCGGAGTCAACGATTCTCATAACTTCCAGATTGTCGACCAGAGAGAATGCTTCGTAAGAGCCAACGATCATTTCAATTTTGGTAAGATCAACGGTCTGTAAAGTGCCTGTTGCATCGTAATATTTTGCCTGTGCTTCATCAAAGCCGTTGCATTCGATGATCGTTAAGCCGAATCTCTTTAACAGTTCAGCTGTTCTGACGGCTGGATCATAAACTTCCTGAATGCCGATTTCACCTAACAGCAAGGCGTAAATTGCGGTGGAGACAAGCGCAAAGTTTGCGTTGCCGTGATTGTCTTTGATCTGCTTTCTTAAAGCTAACAGATTTGTAACGACAGTCTGCGCAGTGGATGCGGTGGTATTGGCGTTTGCGGTGCCTTCCTTTGCCAGACAGGCCAAAGCGGAATAGCGTCTTGCTTCTCTGACGGTTGCAATTGCGTCTGCCAGATATTCTTCACCCATGTCAAAGGCAACGGCGTTAGCCTGTACGCCATAGAGCTTTCTTGACTGCTGGTAGTTATTGTTTAATGCGATCGGGATCAGCTCGTCGTCTGCTGCTACATCGGAGAAGTCTCTGCCTGGAGTGCCGACGGTGACAGCTTTCTTGTCCAGCTTGTGAACAAAGATCTGACCAGCTGGGCCGATTGAATACTTGCTTGTAAAGGTGACGTTTGGAATTAACACGTCATCGGTGTAAAGATTCGGTTCAACGATCGGAGAATATCTCTCGTCAACGTTCTGTGTGCCGTATAAAATAGCCATTTTTTTCCTCCTTATTTCTTGTAAAATGGATTGTCTTTGTATTTCTCATCAAGAAATGCCTTATCTGACGAAACGCCAGCGGTCCTGATCTCTTGCGGTCTTGGCTGTTTCAGCTTCTCATTGACCGCCTTCTCGACCGCCTTGTTAAAGACGGATTCGATCACGTCCAGCTTTTCCTTCACGTTCTCGGCGGTTGCGCTGGAATAATCGATCAGGTTCAATAGCGTTACATCGATACCTTTTTCCGTTGCGATTTTGGATGCCTCATCCTTCAGGCGGTAGGCGTTAAGCTCCGCAACGGCTTGCGTCCGCTCCGCCTCTAGTTTCTGGAGTTCATGCTGATGCTTTTCATCCTCCGTCATCTTGGCCAAAGCTTCCGCTTCGCTTCTTTCCTTCTCGGCCTTCTTCTGCCAGCTTGCTTCCCATTTCTTCTTCATGCCTTCGGCCTTGCGGTCGAACTCGGCCTGATACTCTGGATCTTTCAGCAATTCATCAAAAGTAAGCTTCGGTGTTTCATTTGTCGTTTCAGGAACGACATTTACATTTTCGTCCATTCTTTTACCTCCTTGTCCAGACCATCAAAAAAGCGCATTTAAGCGCCTTTGCCAGTCCATACATTGTGACGAAAGAACTGTATAGTTCTAGTACCTCATCGGTACTGTGCAAAGCGTAAAGAAAGGGAAACCATGCGGGAAAAAGATTTAAAACCCGTTCCAAAAGAAAAGTTTACGCTCTGCACACTGCCGACAAGACAGTGTTTAAATCTGATAAGTTAAGGTGGATCTGCACCAATGGAAATGATCCGATATCGGTGGCATGTTTAATCCCTGTACCAAACCTTTGCATGTGACCGTGATATCCGCTTTATTAAGATCGGAATATCTTGTAAAGGCGTTTTCATCGATCGTGTTGAAGATCTGACCGTTCAAAGACTTGCACATCCTTGTCGTTTTCTCATCAATCACGGCGACAAACCTCACCTTCTGATTCTTCGGGCCCCATGTGTAGGCCTGGTTCGACACGTTCCTGGTTGCGTCATCCAAAGCGCCTGAATATTTGTCATCATTCACCCTCAATATCCTGTGCGCTTGCTTAATAAGCGTGATTTTTAAGGCGTTCTCGTCAATTTCCACGCTCTGCAAAGACATTAAGACAAACACTTCCATCTGATCCACTTGGCTCATTAATACCCCGTCAAGATATTCCAGATAGGTGTTTTGTGTGACGGGCATCGTGCAAAACGACAAAATAACCGCCAGCGTCAGCAAAGGGAATTTATCTTCCCTTCGGTCTGCGATGGATTGGTTATAGGCATCGACTGCGGAAACCTTGAAAACGTCATTGGAGACGGTTTTTACCTTCTTGAGACGCTTGGCATAGATACCGCATATCAAGAGTTTTAAGACGCTTTTGTACGTCCATGTATGAGTGCTTATCAGGTATTGCAAATAGCCCGTAACAAGCCCCAAATCGTGCCAGGATTCGATCTGATCTTGCACATACCTTTTAACCTTTGAATTAACCTTATGGTTAAGCTTGTCATAGGTAAAACCTATGGTTTTCAAGGTATCTAATACATCATCTCCGACCATGCGGTACGCCCTTATCACATACGGATAAGCCTTCTTGAGCGCCCGCTCGGTTTTCTTCCATCGACGTTCAACGATCTGCTCATCCGTAAGCTCTTCAAACGTGTAGCTCTGGTCTAGCTTCTCGTCCAGGATCTCAAGTTTTACATCATGCGTTTTCATCTAAATCTTGCTCTTGCACGCCACTTGCCTGTAACAACTGCATTCTCTCGATGTTCTGAATCATGTTTGTTTCCATTTCCTGATCCATCTTTTCCTTTTCGGAAAGATAGTTATAACCCAGTTTTTCGACGATGGTCTGCTGTGAGATCAAACCGTTCAGTTTTAACATTTCATCGATCAGTTCGACATCATTTGCTGGTAAGTTCTTCGGAATCTCTATTTCGATGTCTCTGAAGTCAAACGTTGTACCCTTCTTGAGATTGATTCTGTTAAAAATAAGCTCCCAGCGTCTTAAATAGGCCTTTTTAAGCTGTGCGACGATGTTTTCCGTATTCATGTTCATTACATAGAATTTACGGTCTATTGCGGAAGCATTGAGGTCTGCGGAATTGAACGCTAGATCGGATGTGTTAGGAATGCCCGCCAGCTGGAAGATCAAATCAATGTAAATCTTCAGCATGGTCTGCACGCCATTAGCATCCACTGGTTTTGACAGCCACGTTACATCTCCGCCTTCGCCAACATAGATCGTTCTTGACTTGATCCACATATCGTCTTCCTGAATGCGGGCCTGATTCACCACGACATCGCCCTGTTCGTTTGTCGTTGTCATCGGATTTTGAGGCTGGTAATTGACGATCTTAAGCTTGCAATCGGAATCGTTGTACTGATAGGTGTTTCTTGCGTTCTGCACCAACTGCTCATAGGCGGAAATCACGTCTTCGCATGTCTCAAAAATAGACATGTCCGTTTCAACGGCAATTGCTGGAACATCTCCCCAGTTTGCGTTTTGGCGCTGGTCTACAATTTCGTGTGCGGATTCTCCGCTGACCTGGTATGTTCTGGAACCGTTGACATCGGTGATCTCCACTTTGTGCGTGATTGTTCCCATCGCATCCTTCTCATCCCATAACCTCACTAACCCCGTGAGATTGGCTGGGATATCATAATCCCACGTTGCGACGGTCTGAAGCGGATTGTATTTGGCGTAAACGATCTCGTTGTCTTCGTTCTCATAAATCACTTCATAACAGGACGTAAGCTCAAACAAGTCATGTATCAGATCATAGTTTTCCGTATCGTCGTCGTTGTAATTGGTGATGTATTCGATTAAGATCTCCATGCCTCTGGAATAGTCCTCATCCTTCGGCGCTTTATCCAGCAACTGTTCGATCAGCTTGTTTTTCTCTTCGTCCTTGGATGTGTTGACGACATAACGAGGCTTGCCAGCGGTGTAACCCGTTGCCAGATCCGTAATGAACTTTTCAAACGGCAGTTTTGTGACGATCTTTTCCTTGTTTCCGTGTGACCACATCACTTCTGAATCTGTTGCCTGTCTTGTGTATTTCTCATGAAGCTTCCTTCTTTTCTCAAGTACAGGCTTTATTTTATTTACAAGTGACGGGATATCGGCTTCGCTGTACTCCGTTATATTGGCAATTTGGATCATATTTCCTCCTTACATCAGTTTTCTGTTTGATAATACCCATGTATTTGAAATGGTATAGTCTTCGATCATGTATCTGACCGCATCAATCGAGTGATTGTCACGATCGGGATATCTCGATATGAAAATACCGTTTTTGTCCATATCGTATGCGTAACCTTTGAACTCCCTGGCTACATTAGGACAGCGGGCTGGATCGATAACGATTTGTGAAAGTTTCTGTAAAAACTTCATGCCATAATCGATCGAGTCAGGCCCTTTTTTTGCTGGCTTCACCCGTAAACCAAGAGACTTCAGTTCAGCTATGGATTTCGGCTCCGCTGAATCGCATGTGATATATGCGGAACCGACCTTGATCTTCTTGATTTCATCGTATAACTGCTTATTCGATAAACCGACCTTATAGATCTCGTTGAAAAGATAGAGCTTTCTTCTTGTCTTATCGTAATATCCTTGCACATAGGCGGATGGATCCACGGCAAAGCCAAAGTCCAGTCCGTCCAGTATGTTGTCATAACCCTTTAATTCTTCGTCTTTGATCTCTCTTAATTCCAGATTGTCAAAGACTTGTCCGCCTGTGCCTGTTGCCTCACCCAGATATTCATTCCGATAATACAGCTCATTCTGTTTCTTTAAGATCTCCGCTTCGATTAAAAAGTCTTCAGACAGCCATTCCTTCGGTACGTCAAGATATGTTGAATGATGGACCAGTCTTCCTTCAACGTTCAGCATTCCTTCCGCATTGGCCCAGTTTGAGACGATTTTAGGCGGATTGTATGAATAAAAGACTTTGATATTGTCTCCGCCTCTCATTAACGACTGCTTAATGGAACGGATGTCTTCCATACCGTAAAATTCGTCCAGTTCCTCAAACCATATGTACTTGCAATAGCCCTTGCGGAACTTCGTTGATTTTACTTTTCGGGGATCGTCGCATCCTTTGAAAAGGATCTGCTGGCCTGTTGGCGTGTATGTCATCACCATCGGATTGCGTGTAGCTTTCCAATAGTTCTGAACCCCCAGTATTTCCGTTGCCCATAACATCGTATTGAATACTGAACCTGATACGGTGTTTTCAACCTTCCTCAATGCCATTGCGTTAGAGAATATTCCGTTGGAAGCGTCGATCATCATGTTCAATACTATGTCTATGGCAATAAAGGACGATTTCGTGCTTGAACGTCCGCCTTTCAGCCAGTATTCACGATGGCCGTTGTCGATCGTATCATCCAAAACATCCCAGAAACACGGCGCTATTGTCTCGTAAGCATTGATCATTTATCAGGCCTTTTTAAGACGATCTGCGGGGCTTCTTCGATTGACAGCTTATCAGTCGGTTTTTCTCCCATTGTGTCTCTGATAAGCTCGTATGCCTTCACGTTGCCTTTTAAGGCTTCCTGATACATTGCAACATTGATTGCGGTCTTGTTGTCCAGCTCTTCATCATTGAACCCCAGCGCCCTGATAAAATCCTTCGTCTGTTCGTCTCTGATCGGTAAAGACAAAAGCTTTTCCAGCGTCTCTTTCAGCGTGCGT